CTATCTTTCTCGAAGGAGCTGCTGGTGCTGGTGCTGGTGCTGGTGCTGGTGCTGGTGCTGGTGCTGGTGCAGGTGCAGGTGCTGGTGCAGGTGCAGGTGCTGGTGCTGGTGCAGGACCTGGAGAAAGTGCAGGACCTGGTGCTGGTGTTTTTGTGTCTTTCTCTTTATTAAAGAAAACAAAGTACGCGGCAACACCGCCCGCAACTAAAAGAAGAATTATAAAAATTATAAGCCACATTTTTATAATTACTATCAATAATTTAAAATTTAAAAAAAACAGTGTTACACTCTTTGACAAAGATGCAGGCACGCTTTGTATCCATCAGCGCATTTGTCATAACACAAGCCGATAGATTTCGTCATTGACACACGCTGACAGTTGCTTTTGCAACTCTTCGTGAGCTGGTTTCTTCAACCTGTGTGTCAATCACATTGGCTCTATCCGCCCCGTCCTTGCTCAATGGCAAGAACAGTTTTTTCAAGATGTTTATTGCACCGTTCCTATCCCGGTCTAGTGACAATAAACATTTTTCACACTTATACACTTTGCTTGTAAACCGTTTGGTTTTCACGTGTCCACAGCAACTGCATGTTTTTGATGTATACTTTTCATCTACTATTACTACATTGGTGCCACATTCCTCTGCTTTGTTTTTCAACGTATTAAGAAACCGTCCATGAGCAAGTACTGACATTGCTCTCACTGTTTTTGTTTCCAACTTTCTGTCAGCTTTCTTTACCATGTCTTTGCTTCCAAATTGGGGTAACACAATGTTGCTGTAATTCTTACACAACCACATACTCGACTTCTTATGCAACTCTGCTTGCATGTCTTTGATTTTGTTTTTTGCTCGTTTGATTTGTGTCCTCATGTTTTTCTTTAGACGTTTATCTCGTGTTTTACTCATTTTACCTATTAGTTTGTCCAAATACCTCATTTTTCTAAACATCATCGTTCCACTTCCTACACCCAACTCAATTATTTGGGTGTCGTCCACACCTGTAAGGAATGTTCTAACACCAGGGTCTAAGCTAATCACACCATTATCCACTTTTCTTTGTACTTTGTGTTTGTGATAAGGAACTATCAAGTAGTAACAACTACCATCAAAATGGATTTTGCAGTCGTGTTTGATATCTATATCAAGGTCCTGTCTAAGTTTGAATACTTCCTTGTTTGTTTTCTGTTTGTAGATATATATAGACCGTTTATCAATTTTCTTTACAGCATTCTTTTGTATGTCAATAGACCAGCCATTCATTTTCTGGTTCTTTTTATCTTTATGACGCAAATTGAAGAACTTGATCGTTTTGTTCTTAACTTGGGCAACACCTGTTTTCCACCTGGTATACGCTTCAAACACTGCTCTTGCTCGTATTTCTTTAGGTGTTTCTAAAATCCACTTTTTACTGCTATTTACTTCAGCTGGAACTATCTGATCTCTCAAATTGAATTTGCTTTGTTTATCTATATCTGTATTCAATCTACAGACTGTTGAATTATAAGTGTATCTAGCATGGTTGTTCCACTGGAGTAGCAGTTGTTTCTGGTGTGATGTCAATCGTAATTTGATTTTCTTGGCTCTTAACACAGTATCGTCTACGTCCGTTCCACTTACAAGTGTAAATTTGGATAATGGACAAGATGTCGTTGACAAACTGTTCACGTTCGTTGATTGCATTTGATTCAAGAACCAAGAGTTTAGTATTGTTTTGTTCAAATAGCCATTCGATGAGCTCAAATCCAAATCTACACAATCTGTCTTTGCTTGACACGACAACTTCCTCAACACTTCCTGACATAACCAATCGTAGAAGGTGTCTAAGTCCTTGTCGTTTAAAGTTGAGACCAGAACCGATATCAGCAACAACTTCATAAGATGGAAATTGCCGTTGCATAAACGTTTTTTGTCGTTGCAAGTCATCTCTTTGTTTAGTTGAGCTAACTCGAATGTAGACAATGCGTTTTTTAAGCTGGGCAGACGCTTTGCTGTTTCGAATTTGGTAAACAAATTGACCAGATGGGGTTTGTTTGCAAGCAATGACATTGGAATCTCTCCATCTGTAAATCGTTCTAGTAGACACACCAAAAGCTTTGGCTGCTTGACCAAGTTTAACAAACTCTTCTTCTCTATTGTGTTCATTCATTATTATGCATTGAATAAAACTTTTTTTAAATCAGTTTTTTATTGACAATTGATGTCAATAAAAACTAATAACAGTTTAATACCCCCAAAAAGTGTTCCATTACATCCATTGATTACGCAAGAAATGCGTAAAATGAAGGTGGAATTGAAGGTGACTCGTTACGTGGTCCATAGTTGGACCCTGGAAGTTTTGTTTGAACGGGAATTTCTGGAGCAACTATAGTTGCTAAAGGTGGAACTTCAGTTCATGGTCCATATTGGGATCCTGGAAGTTTTGTTTGAACGGGTATTTCCGGAGCAACTATAGTTGCTGAAGGCGGAGGCGGAACTTCAGTTCGTGGTCCATATTGGGATCCTGGAAGTTTTGTTTCAACGGGAATTTCTGGAGCAACTATAGTTACTGTAGGTGTTGTAGGTGTTGTAGGTGTTGGTGGTGTTGTGGATGTTGTTGTAGGCAATGACTGTTTAAAGTAAAACAAAGCTGCAAAAATGTAAACAAACATGAAAACAAAAACAAATGATATAATGAGTCCAAATACAACTACCAAATTGTCTTTTTTCATAAAATAACACTTATTATTGCGCAACACAATTAATTTTCAAAAAGTTCCCATTCTGTTAAAAACAGACAACTTTTATCACCAGATCCATATGAATCAAGCACACCTGTTTTAGAAACAACAAGACGGTATGTGCTATAAGCAGCAGGAGATCCGGAAATAGTAAATGTTTTTATTTCTGCATTTACACCCCAGCTTTTGTAATCTGGCTCAGTATGAATTGCATTCCAAGTCACACCTAGGTCATTACTTCCCAAGACAACGAACGCTCTTGGACTTTTTTGTTGTGGATCGGGAGGTCCATTGCCTTTAGAAGACCCTAGTGTAAATTTAGACAACCTTATAGCACTAGGTAAGGTAATTTGAGCCCATTCTCCGGTATGTGTTGTGGAGCCTGCAATGGTTGAAACAGATCCATTGTACACACCAGTCGCGCCATTATATGTACATGGACTATGCCAATTACCATCTATGTTTTTATTAAACAAGTCTACGGCATTGTTAGCTCCAAAGTATGAAGCCGACACAGAGCACGTGTAAGATCCATTGCCATATGTTTGCCCTGAAATGGTAGTTGCAAGCCCAGTTAATGCAACAGGTGGATACTTTTTAGAGGTTGCTCTAGCTGGACCTTGTGTTGGACCTTGTGTTGGACCTTGTGTTGGACTTGGTGCCGGGGATGGTGTTTTGTCTTTTTTGTCGTCCTTCTTTTTATTAAAGAAAACAAAGTAGACAGCAACTCCAATAGAGCTAAGCAATAAAAAACAAGCAATAATTACAATCACTACTATCATTTCAAGTATATCATAGTATCAATAAAAAAACTTTTTACTTTGCAAACTTTTTTGTTTTTACTTTTTCTTTTCATCTTTTTTCTTGTCATCACCATTCATAGAAAAGTACGCAATCATTCCCGCAAGACTACTACTTATACAACAACAAAACAAAACAACGAGAATTAGAATCATAGTAGAGTTGTTTGATGGTTCTTCTTTTGATGGGAAAATAGAAGGTGGTCCGGGGGGGTAGCTTGGATAATTTGGATAACCGGAATAAGACATGTTTACAATAAGTCTATAAATAAATTGTAATAAATTAGATTAATTTATTTAGTATAAACAAGATGTCGGAGAACGACAGCGACAACAACAAAGGCAAGATGTCGGAGAACGCTAGTAAAAATACAGTAAATATAAATTACGACCCCATGGATGTTATTTTAGATATTCCGTTCAACGAAGACATGAATATATCACCAATATCAAATACGACAGAAATGAGTTTTGATGCATTATATTCTCTTAATATGGATATTTTAAAAAGCATACTTGATTTAATAAGCGAATATGGAATATATGATGTAGTAAATGTAATGTGGCCGATAACAACCTTAGTCGACACAAATACATTATACCTGCCAAAAAAGGAAAAAATAGAAAGATATATCAAATCTTTTTCCATTTTGTTTACGCATTATTTGCCTATTTTAAATGACATTTTCAAGTTCAAATACATGATAAGGAACAATTCTGTAAACGGTCAAACATTTGTGTTTGAAATAAACCCATCAAATTGGTTCTACCCCAAACTTTTGATTAAAGTTCCGCGTAATACTTTTCCGTATGCTGATTCGGTATCTTATGAGTATTATGTAGGCAAAACATTAAATCAGCTTCGTTATGACAACATTGAACATTTTGCTCTTGTTTATGGTAGATTCAAGTGTGGGATTGACACAAGCGACAACACAACAAATATAATAAAACTGTGTAACAAAGAAGCGGAATTAAAGACGCATGTAGTGTTTGAGTACATACAAAACACGGACAATATAGAGAATGAAACTGTAAAAAGCTTTCGTGCATTCATTGATTCTGGGGCGAATCAATCTGATGTTTTAAAGGTGTTTTCACTTATATTAATATCATTGTACAAGGCTCAACAAGCATTTAAATTCACGCATTATGATTTGCATTTGGAAAACATACTTATTGTTAGATTAATTGAGCCAAAGCAATACAAATTTGATATAAGAGACAAAGAATACACAATTAATACGCAATATATTCCGCACATTATTGATTATGGTCGTTCGTACGTCGACCCAACATATGTTGAACCAGATGATGACATGACATATAATGATTTAGATACGGGTGATAAATACGAGACTTTTAATGACTTTCAGGCTCGATTTAAGAGTATCAAATTCCCATTGTCATTTAAAGACGAAAAAAACATTAATGACTATTTTAGTGATGCAGATTTTGTATCATTTTTATTTGAAAAGCAAATTCTTGGGAGTGTATCGGTTTCAAGTGTATATGACCGATATTTTATAGATCCATTGCATAATGTTGCGACACATGGAATTCGCACATATGAGTTTCACGAATATTTTGATCATTATAAACTAACCAGGCTTTTATGCAACTACATGATTTTCACCTTTAAACAAGAGGCATATAATATATGGGAGAATTTGGATGACAACATATTTCAGTCATTTCCATTTTTCATTCCCAATTCGTTTAATCTCCCGACAAGATATCAGTCTTTAGATGGGAAATTTACTTCACCAATGGATGTTGTAGATTTTTTTTACAAGTAATTTTTTTATTGTTGTTTACTATAGACTTTTATAGAATGTCAGATACCGCTTCAGCTTCAACTTCAATGATGAGCGATATGTTTCCATTAGTACAAACATCACTTTTATTGAACAATTACGTTTTAATTTTGGTGATACTAACACTGATATGTTGCAGTTGCTTTTTGTTTGGTATGTCGTTATCTTTACCAATGAAAGCGGACGATAGTTCTTGCAACATTGTTTATAAGGAACCAGAGATGTTTGAGCAGTTTGAGAAGAATGACGAGAAAATGATTCTCACGACTAATGATTCTCATTTTTCTGCTGAAACTATTTTTTTGACATCACCGAACGATGAAAATGAGAATCCTCAGCACATGATGGGTGGATTATGTACGCGCACGTTTGTGGACAATAAAATGATAATTGACATTGCGGCACATTTATATGTTTTGAATGGTAATGTATTTGGAGAGCACAAAGAACAACAATATAAAGTTTATTTGAGGAATGACAAAACCAATCAGAAAGTTTCCTTAGGAACGTTAAAAAAGGAAAATGACGGCGTGTACAAGCTTAAACTTGTGTTGACGACTAATGTAAATAGTTTTGCGGAATACAGAGAGTTGTACATAGTATTTGAAAATGATTCTACAAAGTATCACATAATGTTGCAAGGGGTGTTTAATGATAATTAGGTGCATTCACTGACTTTATAAGAGCAGTATCGTTTAGTAAAGTCAATGAAATTGAATGTTTCATCTTTTCCGAATAATAATGATAGAGGGTAGGATTCTTTTACAAAAATATCAAATTTTAATTGATATGTTTGAGCAAAAATTGATTTGTTATTATTGTTTGAGGAATCCGTAATTTCGTTATTAAAGTTACTGATTGCTATAATATAGTCCAAAGAGGATTCTCCATATTCTGTTTTAAAGGAATTGTCAACGAATAATTCAAATTCGATGAGGTCATATGTTGCTTTGTAAAATTGAGGATACTTTGATTTAATGGTGCGAATATTTAGCATGATTGTAAGATGAGTTAAAGGTGTATATAGGAATATTGGAAAAAAATTCAATTTTTGCGGGTACCTGGACGCAAAATCGCGTTCAGATATCATACGGGTTATATCTTAAGGAGTCATAATCATATATTTTGACGGTAAAGTTGTTATCAAGGGTGGGTATATTCACCGAATCACCATCATAAAGCTCATTGTCATTTGTGCTTTTGAATGGTATTTTTAGTTTATTTCTAGTTTCATCAATGATGTAATATTCCCATTTCTCTGTACGTCCAGGGAATTTAGGACGTCCAAACAATGGATATCTTTCGCTATCGTTAAAGACGTAACCAATTATTTGGAAATTTGAAACAACATTTTTTCCTACATAAAGTCGTTCTGGTGGCAGCAATGGATTGTAAATGCGATTCAACAGTTTGCCGGTCTGATCTTCTTCTTTTGTGTGCACGATTGGGGCAACTGGGGGTGGTGGACTAGGGATTACAATAAATGTGCGCTCTTGTTTGTTTGGTGGGTGTGGGTGTGGTGGTGGTGGTCGAGAATATGCCAGTGCATATACAATAAATCCTACAATGAGCAATAGTAAAAACATGTATATGTAAAACAAGTTGGCTGGGAAACAGATATCCATCTTTCTTACTACTGCACAATAAAATGTATTTAAAAATAAAAATGAATAAATTTAGTAAAGCGCGAAAGCTTCAAAGCTTTAATGAAAGAGGGTGTTTTACATTACGATTATCATAAACATTATAAACTTAAAACTTCCAAATATTCGTTTGTAAGAAAAGGATTAAGTGGTCTTTATAACTTGGGAAATAAATGCTACATGTCAAGTATACTGCAATGTTTAAGTCATACATATCAATTAACTGATTATTTACTTTCCGGTGACTATAAATCAGACGACATTGAACAATTGAATAAACGCAAACCCGAATACATGCTTTTGATATCCTATGTACAATTGCTGATTAAATTATGGGAGAAAAACCAAATTGTCAAACCCAAATTCTTTATTATTCACCTCTCGGAGCTCAACAAAAAATATGCTGATAATGATCAACAAGATTCACACGAATTTCTCATGCACTTTTTGTCTTTTTTGCACAAGGCGCTTTCTTATGAAATTCAAGTTGATATTAAAGGAGAAATCAAGGATGAGTCGGATGCTTTAATGAAAGCGTCACATGAGCAATGGAAACAATTTTATGAAAAGTCGTATTCGGCTTTAATCGAAATGTTTCATGGACTCACTTTGAATAAAATCAAGTGTAATCAATGCAACACATCTGATAATGTATTTGAGCCTTACAATACATTAGAATTGAATATTCACGAAGAATCCACATCTTTGAGCGAATGCCTTGATGAGTATTTTAAGAACAATGAAATGATACAAAATTGGAATTGTGAAAAATGTCAGCATACAAGTTGTACTAAAAGCACCTTTGCATGGACGTTTCCAAATCATGTCATTATCCATTTGAAACGGTTTAACAACAATGGAAACAAGATATCAACTGTCATTGACTTTCCTTTTGACGAACTAAATTTAACCCACTATTTATCTAAAGAGAAAAATGATCCCAACAATTACATCTACACTTTATATGCTATCAACTATCACATGGGAAGTGCAAAAGCCGGACATTACTGGTCAGTGTGTAAAAATTTAGACGACAATTGGTATTTATTAAATGATGGACACGTTTCTCAATATCAAAAGGTCACGGAAGTGCAAAAAAAAGATGCATACATCTTGTTTTATCACAGAAAAATGATTGCTCCATCTTAAACAGGATTTACGTCCTCGTTATATAAAACAGGTCGTTTAGCTCGAACATCCTCGTATTTGAGGCAATAATCTTGATCTTCTTTGCAAGTTTTTGGATTTAAATATAACCATTTTGCAAAATCTTCTTGTTTGTTTGGAATAGTTGTGCTTGGCATAGTATAAAATTGTCTTTGTGAATTCATTTTCCCAAATAAATCATCAACATCTGTAAACAAATTGTTACCAAAGTGTCTATCAATTTCTTCTTTGATTTTTGGATCGTTTGGATCACACGCCTCTGGCCTGTCAATAATATTGTTATATCTATCTACGTTCAAGTAATCATTCATTGTAGCATTCATGAAAGGATTGTTCAAGGTAGGAGGTGTACACACTACGTCAGTTTCTTCTGGATCTACGGTCAAATTTTCTTGGACATTCTCAATTTGTTCATTTACAATTTGTTCTTTTTCTTTTGTAGTATTGTAAATAAAAATTGTACCAATACATGTCAATATACATATGAACAAATAACTCGGTTCCATTTTGTATGCATACAACATTAAAGAAAGGTAAAATGACAATCTTACAAGAGAATTCAACTTTTCCTCAAGTGTGTGTTCTTTGGATGGAAAAAATTCAGTCAATCTGTCTTTATGAAAAATAATTGTCACATCACTAAACCAAAATTTGTCATTTTCATTCATGTTACTTGTATTTTTACTTACTAATACAAGTATAAAAAAGTTATTTCAATTAAGGATTGTTTTTTAAAATTGACCCTAAAACATTTGGCATTTGGTTCTTTAAAGAAGATTGATCAACTGCATCCAACATACTTAATGCTTGCCTCTCTAAAGATTCCTTGTTAATCTGCCCAGCGTTGATTTTTGTTTCTATTTTTTGCGTAATGTTTGTAACCAATTTATTCAACTTTGGATCTGGTTTTCCAGTAAGTAGCGCAGACAACATAGACATTGGATCAAAATCGTCCTTTGATAAATCTGCAGATATCTCCGTTGCAATGTTCATGATATCAGTGTTTTTTGCAAGAGCAGTAATCAATTCATCAAAGTCAGCTTCACCTACAGGTTGTTTTTGATTTAAAACTTCAAGATTTGTGGGGGGTTGGGGGGTGTCGATGTCCTGCAATGGCAATTCTCCTCTCAGAATTTTGCATAATGCAAAAGCTTTCTTTATATACGTAGCAATTGTGCGTTTCGTGTTTTTATTTTCTTCGTTGAATACCTTAAAGTCTAGCAAATGATCAAACAACACCAAATCTTCATTAAAGAATTCATAATCTGAACTCTTTATTTTTCGTTTACTTGTTGTCACTGCACTCAACTCTGTTTCTTTGTGTCCAAGTGCCATGTAAAAATCTTGCTTAATAAGATCAACGTTTGTATTTTGTACATATATCTTTAGCTTCTTGACAAGAGATTCGTCAATGTAATCAAATGACAAATCAATTTCGTTTATAAATAACATTAGAGTATCTCGCAATTGTTTCTCAACTTGATCCATCGTTTATGTCTTTCTGAACATGTTCAATAAAATAGATTCAAGTAGCTACCGCAACACTCAATTCACAATTTTGCCTCCAGCTTTTATCAACTTGTGAAAATATAACCATATATGCGCTTTTTGTTTGTCTGTAATGTCAGGTGACAACCACATATTTTTAATCTTGCTACCAAAAATTAAATTTTCATTTGATAGGTTTTGTGTTAAATTGTTTTCAAAATTTAAAAAAAAATGCTCATCACATGCAAAAATCTCTGACTCATACGGACCTACGTTTCCCATAAATTGTTCAACTACCAAACGAGGATTGCTATTTCGTATAAACTCTGTTGTACTTCTAGACAAAATGACATCAGATTTGAAGAATGGAAAGTTTTCTTCTAGGTAATCAAACAATTGATCCAAAATGTCATTGAAAATTTTAATTTGAACTATTTTATTCATTATACTTATACTATTTCAATAAATAAATGTTTAAATCAAAACGCCGATGCGTTAATAGAATGAAACAAAAATAGATATACATGACATGCTAAAGCAAATGAGTGAGATCGACATTAATGTGCCATTACAAAACACTAAACTAGGCAAGTTAACTTGGAATCAAAAGTTGAAACATATGCAAACCATTCGCCATGAAATCAAGAAAAAACGTGTATTTTTCAACGAAGACAAAGACAAGTTTGGCATGGAAGAAATGTCACAACTCATCAAAGTGAAGAATACATCTGAAGTAAAAGGATACCCATTCCGCATAAAACAAGAAAACATGTTTAACAACTATGGCATCCAAATGGGTGTGAAAATAGTGCCAGTAGAGACAAAATATGACAAAAGGGAGCATCCTTGTAATCTTGAAAATTTAGTTTTGAGAGAATTGACTGAAAATGTGGTCAACACTTACATGTCACCTCATATAACATATTACCTGGGAACACAAAAAGTAAGCAATAAAAGCCGAGCTTTGAAACACCTCAATTTAAAACGCTTAGAGGTGGAAGGAAAAATCAAAACCCACTCCAACATGTTGATATCAGAGTATGTAGATGGAGGTAGTCTTGACAATTGGGTTTTCAATGTTTACGAAAATGACGGAGAAATCTCTGATGAGCAGTGGAGAAACATTGTATTTCAATTGATCTACACAATCGTTATTATTCAACAAAAATACAAAATGATGCATAATGACTTTCACTATGGCAACGTATTAATTGACGATAACATTGAACCCGGTGGATATTTTGTATATGAAATATATGACAAAACATTTTACTTGAAAAATACAGGTGTCATTCCAAAATTGTGGGATTGCGAATTTTGCATGGTATATAGTGACAACATCAAGGATTGTTATCCAAACAAGTTTATTACGGGTTCATATACTTATGACAAAAAAACACATTCCACAATTATTGATAATGATAACTTGAATAGTGACGAGGAGCTAAATGTGCCTTATAATTATAATGAAGTGTATGATTTACATTATTTGCTGACCTCGTTATTAGATTTGTATATTTCAAAGGAGCTTTTTGATTGGATCATTTCGCTGTATCCTGCTGAATTGATTCCTTCAGAAGAATCAAGTGAATCATCATCTTTTCCAACTAGTTCGAGCAGTAAAAATACAAATACACATACAAATACAAATACAAATACAAATACAAATACAAATACAAATACAAATACAAATACAAATACAAATACAAATACAAATACAAATACAAATACAAATACAA